AATTCAGTAACACCTCAGGTGCTGCGAGCATTCCAAAAACCTGAAAGTGGCAAAGTCCGCGATATAGTTGCAGGTGACTTTAATAATTATATTAAGATGGATTATATCGGTTTATACCTCGAAGATTGCTTTGAAGGCCACCCGCATATGGGAAATTTCTTCACAAAGACTCAACGTAGACTGTTAATGCATGAGATGGCGTTGGATGCAAGTGACTTGAATACAATAAAATTACCTCTTGATCAATCGGCATTTGATCATAATATTACGCGTAGAATGTTATTTGACACATTTCAAGTGATAAGGGATAATTTGTCTGGTGAGTATCTGGATACTATGGACAACCTAATACAGAGTATCTTCAGCCCAGATAGCATAGTTTTGGTGGGTGAAAAACAAACGCCCTGGCGTAAAGGTGTTGCTTCTGGTTGGCGTTGGACGGCTTTACTTGATACGTTAATCAATTATGCAGAAACATTAACTGTGTTGCGTTGTTACAAACATATATATCCTTCCCAGAGTGATACACTAAATGTTAAAAGATGTCAATTTCAAGGTGATGATGTTCGTTTAGTATTAGATACCACCAGTATTAAAAAAGCCGAACAGTTGATGAAGACTTATGCTGATTGCGGAATAAAGATTCACAAGATGAAAAATTTCATTAGCAAAGATAGAGATGAGTTCTTGAAGATGGTATGTGACAGAGGGTCAATAGTCGGTTATCCTGCCAGGTCTATATTACCACTATTTTTATCAAAACCTCAATCGCGTGACGTAATAAATTTTACTGACAGGGTTAACGATATAACAAATAACGTACTACGAGCTATTCGTAGAGGTCTAGTACCACGCGCAATGAGAATAACAATGCACTGGTGTGACCAACATCACGTAGATGCTAGTGACTATTCTGACTGGTTGTACACTCCCATAACATTTGGAGGATATGGCCTAAGGGATGAAATGTTAAAGCAGTTCCTACGCATGAAAGGTAATAGTGTAGCGTTACTCCCATCGATTATACGGTACGAGAATAAAATATGTGACACTCAATTCGATCATAACGTGCTATCTCAAATTGATCCTAGCGACTTGTCTAAAGATATACTAGATACGGTGTTAGTCGACAGTCTAGATTATGCTGACAGAAATGTAAAAGTTGTACGCAGATCAGCACTCAAACAAATTTCAGTATCGATAAAACCTAGACATCATAAGTATACTGAGGTGATAGTTTGCAACACTAATGCTAGGTACAAGAATCTGCCAATACATCCTAAACTAGCAGAAGCAGCCAAGTTGAGTTATATCAAAGATCACAATTGGGAGAAGTTAGCAAATGAGCTACT